GCCTAAAAAATCACCTATTCTCTATTCCTATTTTCCTATCATTCTATCCTCTCTTCTCTTAATCTGAATTGATATTGGTATAATGGTAATATTCCTAAAGATCACTCTAATCATCATCATCTTACTATCTTGTACACACCTTATTCTCCCATACACATATCTCCCTAATCATTACTGTCATTATACACATATCACCATTTTCTCACTATCGTCCTTCTCCTCTCTTATCTCTTCCTTATCCACTAAATAACGCTTTCAATATCTCTCTCATATCATCTATTGGCTGTTCCACAACATCTCCCACCTGTGGTACCACATAGTCACATATTCCTCTTGTCAATACATCACAGTGGTTCCCATCATACGTTATCCCTATAATTGAGTCACTGCCCCTTCCCTTCGTCCCTATACCTAATAATTTGTTCCTCACTCTGTCATATATCACCACTCCAACCCCTAGTTTCTGTGTCGCATATGCTGCAGTCTCCACCTCAAACCAATTTGGCGACTCTGTCTCTTTCTGCAACCACTCAATCATCTCCTTACTACTCGTCTTGACACCTATGTCTGCCAATCCTTCTGCTATAGCATGTGCCACACAGTACCCATCTGGTGGTGTTTTCCTTACTTTCATGTTAGCTCCATTCGTGCTTACCTCCCTTACAAATCCACTTACTCCACTTGAACTGAACGTTTCCAATACAACTCTTCTTCTTACTGGTTTCACAACCGTTTTCTTGGGCGTGGCTTTCACTGTTCTTGTCACGTCAGGTATACCTTCTTCTTCACCATCTTCTTTTCTCTCCCCGTCATCCTCGACGGGCACCTCTCTTCTTCCACCCAGCGACCCCCTGAAAGGTGTTTCACCTTCAGTCTCAACCACTGGTACAGTCCTAACTACTACTTCTTTTTCAACCTCCTCGCACTCGTCTTCCATTCCTAGATACGTCTTCATGAACTCTAATCTATCTTTCTCCAGTGTTTCACTGCCTACTCTCGCTTCATATATACTTTTCCAGTTAACTTCTCTGTATACCTCTGTATACACTCCATTTGCTCCTTCTATCCTTGACATTGTGTTCTGGCTAATCGCCTCTAGTCCCATCTTTTGAACTGCATTATATCCACATAATGTTAACACTTTCTCACTCAATCCATACATGTCCAACCAACACCTTAACTCATACACTTCACTCCTTGACCTTGATGTTGCTCCCCACGTTCTACTGTTTATTTTACCCTCATTTCCTACCACTTTGGTACAGTTCTCAGACCATACACTCCCAAAGTAGGCAGTGAAGGCTAAGTTTTTGAATTCTGACATCTCTTCCTTCACCTTCTTATTCGAGCTGCTCTCCATCATCTTCTTCCCTACTAGTCTTATCACATCTTTTATGTCACTGTTCCCTATGAATTTAACACCCGATGACACTCTCTCACACATCTTGTTATAGAATACATTATCTCTTCCATAGTCCATTATCCCAGCCTCTCTCATTAGACTGTCACCTACCGAGCAACCTTCAAGGTTAGTCACATTTCTATTTAACTCATGATTTGCTAGTCCAAATTCATCCGAAATATGGACTAGCAAGTTCCTCATCTCCAATCCTGCTGCCCAATCACACACCAGTTCACCTAATGAACATGCCAGATTAGAAGGCTTCTCCACTCTATCCAATCTTGTCAAATTTGAGTCCATCAGTACACTACGACACCCTCTAGTTGGCGGTACATCTATACTCATCCCAAATTCTTCAACTCCTAAGATATCTAACCCATCAATCCAACTCCCTAGTCCTCTAGTTACCCTAAACGCCTTAATTAGATCATCTACTGCCCCTAACTTGCTCGCCAATCCTATCATTGCCTTCCACCACCTTTCTGGTGTTGGCATCACCTTGTTTATTTTATGTCCCTCTTTCCCCACGAAGGTCACATCACACTTAGCTATTGATATCCTACTATACACACATGGTACACCACTTTCGGCACATAATATTGATGGGTACTCCATTGAACTCATCATTGCTACTAACATCTCTTTTTCACTCAGTCTATCTATATCAATGGTACACTCCTTAGCTCCTATCTGACCTATCTTCTTCCTCTTATCACCTGCTACATACTCTGGTAATCTACTTGCACCACCAATCTTTGCCTCTGCCACGGAATATTTAACACATAGTGTCCTTAATATTAATACCCCTTTCACAAACAACATCGTGTAGTCTTCCTTACCAGAAAGAGCATCTAATAGACCTCCCATTGATACTGCATCCACCTCTGTCAACCCCATTTGTGGCAACCACTCCGATATAGAGCTATATATTGATCCACTCTTGGATGAGTCAATTCCAACATCAGACCAACCTACAGATTCTTGCCCTCCTCTACCTGATATTGGGTCTAGGTACAGCCTACCACCTTTCTTAAACCAGTTCATATCCACTGCTCTCTTACCTGCCAGGCTCCCTTTCCCACTACCACTTGTCTTTTTAATCTCATACCTCACCTCCATTTGTGGTTTAGCAGCATCAAACTTGGCCAACATTGGTCCTTTGTGTGTTGCTATTATCACCCTTTCATTAGGTGGATACAACATTCCATCCAACTCTTGTCCATTATACTTCTTTCCAGCACTGGTCAAAGTCTCTCTTATCCTATCTTGAATCCTGCTTATATGATTAACTTGCGGCATAGAGTCCTTCATCTCCTCGAAATTCATCGTGACTATCCCACCTGCCATCTTATATCACACTTGGAATTATCAGTTTTATTGAAGTCTTGCTCTTGCCTTAAGCTGTCAAATTGACGGAATAAAATGCAACAACTTCAATCTTTTTCTTTTTTATTC